CTAGTAAATGACCAACTGTACTGATTATTAACATCATCAGTACCGATTACGACATTGCCTGCATCACCTGCTTCTAATTTTACATACTTGCCGTCATCACCAAAGTATTGGTCATAATAGGCGTTATTGCCTGTGTCAAGGTGTATGTGTGTGGCAACATCACCACCGCGCACTCTCAGGTATTGTAATGCACTATTAGCAATACTATTATTTCCAGGAGCCAAATACAATCCGCCACTGCCATCATTGCTGCCAGTGCCTATTACAATTTGGTCGCTAAATGTCACATTACCTGTATTAGCACCACCGCCAGATGCGCCCTGAACGCCCTGGACACCTTGAACCCCAACTTCTCCTTTATCGCCAACAGCACCTTGTACACCTTGTGCTCCGACATCACCTTTTGTGCCTTTTTCTCCTTTATCGCCAACAGCACCTTGTGCGCCTTGCACTCCAACTTCACCTTTATCGCCTTTTGTGCCAGCATCGCCTTGTGCGCCAGTCGAACCAGCAGAACCTTGCACTCCAACTTCACCTTTATCGCCTTTTGTGCCAATATCACCTTGCACGCCTTGCGCGCCTGTTGCACCCTTGTCGCCAGCAACACCTTGTGCTCCTTGTGCACCTGATCCACCAACAGCAGGTTCACCTTTGTCGCCTTTAGTTCCTTTGTCGCCTTGCTCATACAATTCAACGAAATTATCGTTGATCTTATCAAAGGCTACGCGAAGTTTATCGCCTGTGCCGTCGTTTGCTGCTGTGCCGATATTAATATTTTGTCTTGCCATTTTATTGCTCTTCGTCCGAGGTTAGTTGGTTAGTATCGACAGTGATGTTTAACGAATCTGTACTATATGTATCTGTATTTGCAGTAACAGGATAGATGTATGGGTATTCTTGCAATACATCTGTAAATCCAAAATCACTATTAGAACTTGAATTTAATGGGTTTGGTGTTGCAGATTGATATACGAGCTGCAATGGTTCATTAACATCTTCAATAATTGAACAATTTGCTCGCGAGTCTACTCCAAACAATGGTTTGTCAATATCAAACTTTCCTGATCGTAATTGAATTGTGACATTATTTCCAAACTGTCTACTGACTATACCAACTGCAGTTGCGTTTGGTACATTAGGTCCTTGATATACTGTTTCGCCAATCTTATAGATGCAACCATTTTCGACAATGAATTGACGTAATGCTGTTGATTCAAGTTCATACGACGTATTTGCAACAACTTTACGGATAACACTAGATTCTGAAGTGTTAGCGAAAAAGTATGTCTTCATAGTAAACGATAATGTCCATATCAAATAACGAACAGTTCCCTTTTCTCCTTCATAGTTTTGAGAATATGAAACATTTTCTAATATGATTGGAACATCTCTTTTTGTTTCAAGATTATTAATGAAGTTAACAGAAACTGTGTAATCTGGATTAAAATATGGTAAAATTTGTTCGACAATTTGTGTACCATCTTCAACGTTACGAACATAAATTTGCAAATCAAAACCAATTGTATATGGTACACCACTGCGCAAATAATCTAATTTAGAATTCGATTTAATAAAAAATGTCTCGTTAAATGATGACGTTTTTCGACTCGAATCATATGTTATTGAAGTAATCTCGAATGACATTCTTGGCAAAACGACCTGCACATTTTTTTGTAGGTCAGGATCGCCAAGCAATTTAGTTATAAAAGTTTCTTTTGCTGCATATGACAACGGAACTTTAAAACGTTCAATTTCTGTTGAACTGTTTTTTAAATAACGAACAAGAGTAATGTCGTTGAAAAGTGAACCGAACGCAATAACATTTTTGCGTATTGTTCTATGATAAAATGGACTACCTAACATTATGGTTCACCAAATGGATTAGATTCAGTAAAATCTAAAATCCCACCATCTGCTTCAGATTCAAAATCGAAATTGTTTTCTAAACCATCATTCGTATTATCAAACAGATTTGTACTTGATAACACATAACTTGCTCCACTTTCTACTCCAACAATAGCGGAGCCTGTAGCAAATCTTCCTTTTACATCTTTTAATTCTAAACTCAAAGTAGGCTTATCCCATCTTGCAACGTAACCAATTGCAGTTGCAGCGTTTAAACTTGTTCCTTGATATACTTGCTCGTTCAATGCATAAGTACTCGTTCCACCAGCAGTCATAGTGTATTTAAACGCAGATGACAATTCATTTTCAATTACATCAACTTCTGGATCGCCTGTTGCAAGATCTTCGTTACTGTAACGGAATAGTTCACAAGTAACAAGAAAGCCATAATAACTTGATCTACCGAATGTGTAGAAAAAGTTATCACGTTCAACAAAAGTAATTTCAAATAGATTTTTAAAATTAGTCAACCACAATAAATCTCCCTCTCTTGGACGAAGTAGATTTTGTGGAATACCTTGCTTAAATGCGCGATGAGGAATGACGAATTGAACTTGTTTACGAATCTCAAGACCAAATTTACTAAACAAATCGCCGCCTTGAAATCCATCAACATTTTGAACATAAACCGCGATTGGATATGATGAATCATATTTCTTAGTTGGATCGTCACCAAACACAAGATCAAAAGATGACTCTGATTCTCTTGGAATATACTTTGCGTCTATTCCGTATGTGTGAACAACTTCACCGATTAAATCTTCATATAATCGTTGCTCAGCATGAGAATTATAGTTATTGAAATAAACTGATGTTGGCATTAACCAATCTCAAACTGTGGTGGTTCTTCATATGTGTCGCGAAGTTTTTCTTCGAGACGTTCAATCTCTTGTTCAGCCTCATTCCATATTTGTTGACCGTTCAATGTAATTCCACCAGGAAGTTGAACGCCAGAAAACTTTTTAAGATTCTCGCCCCATTGCTTTTTGAACAATGCAGTTACATACTTTTTAAGCCAACTATCATTCCATATTTCTGTGGAAACTGCTGTGTCTATGACTTTATAACATTCAATGGCCAAGTAACTACCGACAACAATTCGATTATTCCACTTCATATCGATATAAAGTTTATCGTCATGACGATTAAAACGAACAGGTTGTTCGCCTAAAAATAGAAGGTCGAGTGTACGAATATGTTGTTTTGCGAGCGCATAGTAAACGTAATCAGCAGAGGTAAAATCGTAAAGTTCATTCAAACGTAACTGATACGTCAAATCGAACATATTAAAATTGCCTGCAGCGTTCGAGTTAACGCTGTCAGTGCTGACTGGGAACATACGAGTTACACCAATAATGCTACTTGGCATCGAAATATATGTGTTGGCAACGTCACCACTAGTAACCTGATGTTTATAATAGGTTTTTTCAACTGCATCATAATGAAATTGCTGATACATCGTAAGAGCTTCGTCGATACGATCGTCTAACTGATCGTCGTCGACGTTAATCTCTACGACTGGAAACCCTAATTTGCGTAGCGCATAGTCTTTTAATTCGGCGCGAGAGGTAGGTTTAGCCATTAAATTTCATCTCTTGGGTGGCGTTGTGTCCATAGAACTAGACTATATTTAGTTCCACTTGTAATTGGTAGGCTCTCGTGACCGTGAGTCACCTGTCCTGGCCAAAGCATCAATTCGCCCACTTCCATATCAGTATTCTTAATATTATGCCTTCTGAAGTATAATTCTGCCCCTGTATAATCATTATTGAGTTTTACCGTTCCACTTACCATGGAAGCATCATTGTGACAGTTAAGTGATTTTTGTGTATCGGGGCTATAACGAATTACAAAAAGATCCCGAACACCATACATCTGCGTCGGTGCCCAATAAGACTCAATTACAGGAAAGATGTACTCTTTTAAGTTTTTTTCAATAGCGTTCCACAAACCTTGATCAATTGCTTTGATGCGAAGTTCTTGTGCTGGAAATTTATCATATTCTAATGGTTTAAACCCACCATTTTTGCGCGCAGTTTCTTCAGCCATACCAATTAGATCGGCACACATTTGAGGCGTCATAAACTTAATGCATATGATTTCTGGTCCAACGATTCTAAAGTTTTTTGTATTTGCAAAGGTGTATTTTGTGGGTGGTTTATCTGGATAAAGGAAATTATAGATTGCATCAAAACGATCTTTCGCAATAGGACCACCATTTCCATGTAAAACAACTCCTGTACATCGAGTTTCAGAATTTGTGATCTGATTGTGTTTGTTTAACCCAATTTTATCCTCGACCATTGAAATACACTGAAAAACGTACCCCTCATGATCCAGTTTCATGTCGTATTTTTTACTTAGAAACTTTCTTTGAAAATACAGTTGATCATCATCAGTGTCGTTAATTGTATCCGAAACAATCTTCTTAAGTTCAGAAACCACGCCGATAAAACATCCACTATTCAAATATCGATAACCATTTGCAGGTTCAGGGAAGTACGGCTCTAAACTTCTATCTGGCCAACAAACTTTTTCAGCAGCAAATAAAACTTTGCAATGAAAGGTTAGATAGCGTTCTATAATACCATATTCTTCTTCATTAATTAAAACGTCATAACCATCCACAAACATCACTAGGTCGTCATCTTGATAATTTTGCAATTCATTTCTAAGAAAATTAACTTTCGTACCACCGCCAGGTCCTCGTTTAATGTCCCCACCAGTCCAATCTTTATTTGCTCCAAGCACTCTAACTTTAATATTATGTTTTTCTGCTGATGTTAATAGTTGTTTGGCTTTACTTAAATCGGTCGCGACGGTAACAACCTTTAAATCAAAATCTTTAAAGTATTTGGTTCCTGTTCCAATTTCTGTATCGGAAGTATTAAATGCACCTGCTACAGGTTTACATACACTTGGCTCAAATGCCAAAGGTTCTATTTTAGGAAGGTGCATAAAATGATCATTTAATTCTGGAGATGGGTGCACATCCAACATTAAAGGTAAATACTCATCCGCAGGCAAAATATTATTATATGCAAAATTATTGCATAACTTAACGGCAGCAATTGGAGTTAATGCATAAGCGCAAGTCCAGTATGCGTATGGAGGAATTGCCAACTTATCATTAATTTGTTTCGATTTACCACCAATGTCTTTTCTTGAAAGATAAACGAACTCTTTTGTTTTAAGAACTTCTACAATATCATCTAGATTAAAGTTAGGTAGAAATTCAATGTCGTCTTCAAAAACAATAATCGGTTGATTTAATTCAATACATTTTTTCCAAACACCAAAATGACTTAAAGTGCAGCCAATTTCACCATGCGTGAACTTACGATTATGATATGGATCGCGCCAAGAGCGATAAGTATCATAACCCATTTTTAACAATTGATCGTGATTTATAGTTAAACCATCTACTGCTTCATAACGATGTAGCGCAATCTTAGATTTATCTGGAAACTGTTGATTGAAACGTCGAATGAAAGAAGTAAGTTTTGTTGAATTTTTTGTCAAATTAATCACAAAAGCATTAATCATAAAATAGTCCTCAAGTTGGTGGCGTTGGCCAAATCACATCTGATGGTGTTGCGTATGTTTGTGGAATATCTCTAAGTTCTTGTCTATATGTAGCCCATTGAGATTTTTTGGCTTCTGGAAAGTCTGGCAGTTGCGTGTGATCTGATTGCAGCAATAATCGATTTCTTTTATATCTTATTGCGTCCCAATCAATTATTGGTGGTGGTTTTTCAACTAAACCGATATCACCATTAGTTACAACAATCGTTTTATTATTACCATTTATCTCATTTAAAAAATATTCATGTTGTTCTTGTGTGATGGCAATCACATCATCAGGATATCTTGGGTAATTAAGTTCAGTTACATAAAAACCTTTTGTCGTATTCGAGTAATATGCATACGGCATTTTAAAATCTCCAAATATTATGCTGGCGCTTTACCAATTACAAGCCAATATACACCAACAGAGGCTGCACCACCACCACCAACCTCACTAATTTTTCCTGACACACCCAATGATGTGAAACCAGTATCTAAAATTTCTGTCCAAGCCTGTCTTTGTGTTGAACTACTGATTGATACTGAACCACCATAATAAATTACTGGGTAAAAATAGTTAAGTGGATCACCATCATTTGTATCAAATGCTGTGGGAAAAGTTACTGACCATGTGCTATTATCAGCCCAATATCCTGGAAATGCTGGTGCTCTAACTACACCAAATTGCATCAAAACTCCATTAGGAAATCTTAACCACGAAGATTTTGTTGTTCCTAAAGGCGTTAACGTAAATGCTGCAGTATGAACATTTTCTAAAGATTCTGTAAATCCGCCTCCAGCGCCAGGTGTTCCAGCTGCACCTTGTACGCCTTGAGGACCTGCTGCGCCTGCAGCACCTTGTGATCCAGGATCGCCTGTTGCACCTCTAAATCCTTGTGTACCCTGACTGCCTGGTGGTCCAGTTAATCCTTGAATTCCAGTTGAACCTTGGAATCCTTGCGAACCTTGGAATCCTTGCGAACCTTGGAATCCTTGACGACCTTGAAAACCTTGTGCTCCTTGAAAACCTTGTGCGCCCTGGAATCCTTGCGCACCTTGAATGCCTTGACGTCCTTGTAATCCTTGCGGACCAGTTGCACCAGCCAAACCCTGTGGTCCTGTAAATCCTGTCGCGCCTTGAAATCCTTGTGCTCCCTGGAATCCTTGACGACCTTGAAATCCTTGAGCGCCTTGAAAACCTTGTGCTCCTTGAATTCCTTGTGCACCTTGCACACCTGGAGGACCAACTCCAGGAGAGCCAGAAGGACCTTGAAATCCTTGTGCCCCTTGAATACCTTGAGCGCCCTGAAATCCTTGTGCACCTTGAGCACCTTGAGCACCTTGAAATCCTTGGCGACCTTGGAATCCTTGCGCGCCTTGAATGCCTTGTGGACCAATAGGGCTGGCTCCTGGCGCACCTTGTGCTCCTTGAAATCCTGGCGGACCTTGAACGCCAAGTGCGCCTTGAATGCCTTGTGCACCCTGGAATCCCTGTGCTCCTTGAATGCCTTGTGCTCCTTGAAATCCTTGTGCTCCCTGGAATCCTTGAGACCCTTGAATGCCTTGTGCACCTTGAATGCCTTGTGCACCTTGTGCACCCGCAGCACCTTGGAATCCTTGTGGACCACCTGGAGGACCTTGATCTCCTTTATCGCCTGTGCGATAAAAACGAATTGAATATGGGTTTCCGTATGTTGATGCTGGCATGCGACCAGAAATGTATACAACATGAATTCTAAAATATTCGCCACTTCCTGTGTCTGGTATGTACTCTACTTGAGTAACTCGCCACATAGAGAAGTTGTGTTCTTCTTCCAAGCCAGGTTCAGGTACAGCATTTTCTTCAATTTCTAAAATGCCTTTATAAGTGCTTGTACTGTCGTCAAAGGAATTTAACCATGTATCGTGACGAATTTGCCAAACATCACCTGGATCAATAAAAATTCTCGTAACGCTAGTAATGTCGGCATCATTAAACCTAAAGAAACCTGTTCCTGGATCACTATCGCTTGTAGAACCATCTGGACCGCCTGGTGGTTGGAACAAATAACTTGTGCCGCCAGAAGATGCCGCACCAGTTTGACCTATTCTACCTTGCGAACCTTGCGTGCCTTGTACACCTTGAAATCCTTGTTCACCCTGAAAACCTTGAGCGCCTTGTTCACCCTGCACACCTTGATGACCTTGAACACCTTGATGACCTTGATGACCTTGAACACCCTGAGCACCTTGAATGCCTTGCGGACCTTGCGGACCAGTATCGCCCGTTTGACCTGTTGAACCTTTATCGCCTTTATCACCAGTAGCGCCTTGTGCTCCAGGAGTTCCTGTTGCTCCTTGTGGACCAGGAACACTAGATGGCGTACCAGGCACACCTGGAGTTCCTGGTGCGCCAGATCCACTAGGACCTTGTGGACCAGTATCGCCTGTCGCACCTTGTGCGCCTTGTACTCCAGGTGCACCTTGAGCGCCAACAGCACCTTGTGGACCAGGTGCACCTTGTGCACCTTGTACTCCAGGCGCACCTGACGAACCTTGTGCACCAGTAGCACCTTGTGGTCCAGTTTCACCAACATCACCTTTTATACCTTTATCGCCTTTTGCTCCTGGAATAAACGAATCTGCGCCAGTTGCACCTTGTGCTCCAGGTTCACCTTGCGCTCCAGCAGCACCTTGAGCTCCTTGAGGACCTGGATCGCCTTTTTCTCCTGGAGATCCTGCGGTGCCGTCTGAACCTCTAGCGCCTTGTGAACCTTCAGCGCCTTGTACTCCAGGTGCACCTTGAGCGCCTTGAGGACCAGGTTCACCAGTAGCACCTTGCGCTCCAGCAGCACCTTGTGCTCCAACACCTTTATCTCCTTTGTCTCCCTTATCTCCCTTTGGTCCTGGAATAAATGAATCACTACCTGTAGCACCTTGAGCGCCAGGTTCACCTTGTGCACCAGGTTCACCTTTTGGTCCTGGGACATTTGAAACACCAGCAGCACCTTGTGCACCAGCAGTACCTTGTGCGCCAGGAGCACCCTGTGCGCCTTGTGAACCTTGCGCGCCTTGTGGACCTTGAAAACCTTGAGAACCTTGAGCACCTTGTCGACCCTGTGCGCCTTGTGCGCCTTGTTGACCTTGTGCGCCTTGAATTCCTTGATTGCCTCTAAAACCTTGAGGACCTTTACTACCAACGTCACCTTTTATACCTTTTTGACCCTTTGCGCCACCAGCTGCACCCTGGAAACCTTGCGCGCCTTGGAAACCTTGCGCACCACCAGGAGCACCAGGCTCGCCTTTTGCGCCAACTATTGAACTTGCTACAAGATCAATATAAACATTAGTTCGGAAGTTATTTGAATCTTCTTCACCAGTTATAATTAAGTTTGCAGTGTTTCCGCTTTTAAAATTGATAACTGGTTGTTCACCAATTAACCATTCTTCAACTTCAACACCAACATTTCCAGCAGGACCACCAGTGCCACCAAAACGATCAAAGTCAAGTCTTACATCTTCGGCATCATCAAATGAAGTAGTTCCGCCAGATATATGATTAATGCTGAAAATGTTATAACCAGTTTCAGTAATATCATTTATCGAAGAATATGCAAATATCGCAAACTTTTCTGGATTGGTACCACTGATGATCTTAATATAACCAGTGCCATCGTTGTTTAAATTTGTAAAGTAATCACTAAGATCGTTGGTATAATCATCAAAATAATCCAAATACATTTCTGTCGCTGTTGTTAAATCTTCGCTATCGAATTTAACAATACCAACACCAGGTGTGACGTTATCTGTATTTGAACTATAAGTGTAATTTAATAATGCACTTGCACCATTACCGCCACCATTACCAGTTGCGGTTGATGAGAACAGCAAATTAATCTGATTACCATTTGATGTTGTTGTTATAATAATATTGTTGCCGTTTTGAAAATTTAAAACAGCAGCATTGCCAACTAAATTGTTAGCGACTTTTATTACAACATTTTCAGCATTAGCAATAGCAGCGAGAACATTAGTTGTTCCGACAATTAATGTGTTCGAATTAATTCGAACGCCATTATCATCAATTGTGATTGTTGTGTTGCCAGCGCTGAATGAAACATTGTCACCATATATGATGTTGTTTCCATCACGTGTGACATTACCGACTAGTTCGTATCCACCAACTTTTGTGCCGTCGTGAACACGAATGGTGTTTTTATCTGTGTCATAAACAATCTCGGTTAGATAGCCAACATAAGCATCTAATTGAGCTGTATTTCCAGATTTGAGAGCGGATAAAACTGCCATGATTCGTTAAATGTTAAAATTCTTTGGTTTAGGTTTTGCAGCAGCAACCTTCAATTTCATTTGAAGCCGTTCTTTCGTTTTTGCTCTTTCAAGAAGCGAATCTGCTACTTGCAAAACCTTTGCGCGATCCCATCGATCAAAAGGAACAAAAGGATTTTCTTCTGTGAATTCTTGATCAACATTCAATTCAAAAATACCTACAGTCTCAACTGTGTTATTACCATCAGTCGCACTAACCTTTATTCGTATTGAATGGATGAAATCGTCATAACCTCTATAAGGTTTTACGTTAGGAATGATCTCTTCGTAATTATATGTTATTTCTGCCATCTTATATTTATTGGTACTTTACCACTCTAGTTTTTCTTGTTGTGCTTGTAACGCAGTTTCTGCTGGCGCACCAAGCATTGGTCTTTTATCAAAAGCCCAGTCAGCATGAGGTCCATTTTTATCCACATAGTGTAAAAACAATTGCATATATGAATTGCCTTTAAATTTTTCGCGCCAGTGATTTACTTCTGTCCCCCAATAAATGCATATATCACCTTCATTTAAAACAACTTCTTTTACTTTGCCGTTTAAATCTTGAAAGTAAATACTCCATTCTTGACCATGAGTTTGAATTGGTAATGTTGCAGAAAACTCACAACTTGGTCTATCTTTATGAATTTGCAAAACTGCATCTTGAAAATATATTCTACCATAAGAATATGTTGGTAGCAATTTTTTATTTGTTTGCGCTTCCATAAAAGGAAGCATCGTCATTAAAAATGATTCAGTGCAAAATGTTCTAGAAAAACTGTATGCGTTTGGTACTTGCTCATCTCCTTGCGAGAATTTTTGATTTGGATCCCAAGCAACATATGAGTTTAAAGGTAAACCCTTTGAAAAGTTTTCATAGTCTTTTTGCATATTAATCTGTAATGCGATAAAATTGAGAAGTTTCTTAGAAACAGCATTACGATATACTCGGTATCCATTTTTATATAAATCATTCATAATAAAATCTCCAAATATTAATATACAATTACAACTAAACCATCCCCACCAACCTCAGCACTCCAATTTGCTTGTGGTGGAGTCATTCCAATACCACCAGTTGCAATCTTGTAGGTTGGTGAATAATATGCTGAATACACTGGATTTGGCGTATATGGTCCACTATTTGCCATAGCAGTATTTGAACCTGCTGGATTAATATATGATGAACCGCCACTACCACCTGCATCACCAAATGCAAAAGAACTTGAAACATATTGTCGAGGATGTGCGGCACCACCGCCATAATAGCCGCCACCACCACCGCCAGAATTATTTATTGAATATGGACCAGGCTCAAAACTTGTTCCTGGCCATGCTGGTGGCGGTAATGTTGCGTTTCCTGCACCACCACCATTGATTGCGCCACCTACTGCACCACCACCTCGTAAAAATGTTCCAGATTCTGCTGCACGACTTGGTCCTGTGCTTGGTGGTAATGGTCCATATATTGGTCCATTTACTGGTCCCAGTACTGGCACAGGAACACCGCCAATTGGTTGATATCCACCAACACCGCCTGTAGAAACTGTTGCAGCGCTACCAAATAAAAAACCTGTTCCAGAACCTGAAGCGAATGCTGGACCACCTGCAGATCCTGGATAATAATCTCCTGCAGGAAATGCTGGGCTTGGAGTCAAACTGTTTACAGTTGGTGCTCTACCACCGCCACCGCCACCACCAGCGACAAGTAAATGATATGCTGGAAATGATTGTGGCAATTCAACAGATGAGTAACCGCCACCAGAACCACCAACAGTACTGCTGCCTGGAGCAGAACCGCCACCAGCAACACGAACATAAATGATTGATCCAGGTGGGACTGGAAAATCTGCTTTTACATAACCACCATCACCGCCAGTACCGCCTCTTCTTGCGCCTGGTGTTGATGGACCACCTTCTGGTCCAAGAGGACCTGGTCCTTTACCACCACCTGCGCCACCGCCACCCCATGCATAAACACGAATTGTGTTCACATAGTTCGGTAATTTAATTCTTGTACCACTAGTAGCACTTGTAAAAGCAACGGTTTGTGAAAATGCAGGATATATGGTTTCGGGTAAAGTTGCTGCATAATTAGCACCAAACCCACTCGCAGAAGTTATATTCAACATGTTTAATTATCTCTTGCTGCATCAATAACATAGTGTACTTTAACGCCATGCAATCTTGCACTGACACCCATTGTATCTGAACCATCAGATACAACACGCTTAACTCTAAACGCAACATATTCCTCTGCTGTTGGCGATCCAGCAACGGTCAATCCTGTTGCCTCAGCACTTCTGTAAATGGCATTTGCTGTTCCACCAGTATCTGCTACAGTTACAGCTGTACCAAATGCAGTATCATATGGATCACCATCATTAAATGCAACTGCTTCAGCTCCCCAAACAACACCAAAATTAGTTGCTGTTGTTGGGTGTGACCAAATAAATTGCACGTTTAGCGTTCCTTCATTCCAAGATTTTGGCATTTGAATCATAAACTGTGCATAGTTTTCAGTTGATGCATCAAAGTCTAACGCTGCAATCATAAGTTTGTTTGTTGAAGTTTCTGTCGTTGACAATATGGCGCCATTTGTTGTAGTTGTGACCATTGAAATGGCAGGAACCCATATCGTTTGTTTACCAAGAATTTGATCTACATTACTTTCGCCTTGTACACCCTGCGCGCCGATTGCGCCCTGAACTCCTTGTGAACCTTGAATGCCCTGCGCACCTTGTGCACCAGCACCAGTTGCACCTTGAACACCTTGAACACCTTGCGCACCTTGAACACCTTGCGCACCTTGAACACCTTGCGCGCCTTGAACGCCACTTAAACCTTGAAACCCTTGCGCGCCTTGATCGCCTTGTGTTCCTGTCGCACCTTGAACGCCAGGAACACCTTGTGCGCCTTGAACGCCTTGATGACCTTGTGTACCTTGAACACCTTGATGACCTTGTGGACCAGCATCGCCCGAAGCACCTACAGCGCCTTGTCTTCCTTGAGCGCCTTGTACACCTGAAGCACCTTGAGCGCCAGCTGCTTCACCCATCGCACCAAAGGTGATATACATTGATGCGGCATTTGTATAAAATGCAGTATCTAAATATAATGGATTGCCGACTACTCTTGCAACATCACGAACGAGCGTTCCATCTTTATAATATTGTACAGATAAACTATTATAAGTGATTGTAAATTGTGTGTTGGTCCCGTAATTTCCTTCAGAAGAAATTGAAGATCCACCCTCAAATATAGAAACAGTTCCAGTTGGATCAAAATAGAACCCGTAGTCAATTGAAGTGAAACTTGGATTTGCTTGTGGATCTTCATTCAATCCAACGATAGCATAAACATTTGCTTGAGCAACGTTTGCAGTTACGAATACACCTCTCGTATATCCTTCCTTAGAATACACTTCAGCGTTCCATGCATTACCGCCACTTGTTTTAGTAAACAAATTAGAATCGACGGTGCTCTGTGTAATTTTGTCTGTGATTGGAGTCCAAGAACTTGCGCCTCTAATTCCTTGGAAGCCTTGTTCACCAGCACCTGTTTGACCTTGAACGCCTTGTGCGCCTTGAACTCCTTGTGGTCCTTGCACACCTTGCGTACCTTGAAATCCTTGTGGACCAGTCAATTGACCAAGACTATTCCATTCACCTTCAAGTGAATTGAATACCCAAAGAGTTGATGTGTTGCTTGTTAAATAAACATCACCTTGGTTGATACCAACATATGGTAAATCAATCTCGTCCAAAACTGTACCAGCAACTTCTAGTCCATTACCAGTCGAACCTTGCACACCTTGAGCACCTTGAACGCCTTGGAAACCTTGATACCCTTGTTCGCCTTTTTGTCCTTTTTCACCCTGAACGCCTTGATAACCTTGATCGCCCATCATTCCTTTGGCGCCAACCTCGCCCTTCTCACCCTTCTCACCTTTTGAGAAAGCAAGAATTGCAGAAGTGTTGACGGAAACGGAAAGATTTGCAGCCCCTGATGCTGTATCTTGCGTTACAGTTACATTAACTGTTGAGGTGTTATTAAAATTGAGGTTTGCGTTGGCATAACGTAAAGTTCCTTCAGAATAAACAGCAACGGTGTTTGCAGCTGCATCTTCTTTTACAGTATTTGCTGAGAAGGCAATATTTGCTACGCCGCCATTATTGGAGACGGTAATTCCAACAGTGCTTGTATTGACAAAATTTAATTGAGCCTTGGATAAAGTACCTGCTCCGTTTTGGCTTACAGCGACTGTATTCGCAGCTGCGTCCAGAGAAGGTAACGTGGCGTTTGTAATAACGGCATTGTTGACTACAAGAGTCTCAACGTTAGCTGTGCCGATATTCGTTAAATTTCTGCTTTCATCAAGAACAATCGTACGATTTACATCTAATCCATTCTTGACGCTAAATGTTTTATTCTCTGCCATTCGATTTCACTCTCCATCGAGGCTAATTTGACTTATTTGAGTACAATAAATATAATACTCTGTGATATTTATTCTATTTATTTTATGCAAAAAGCCCTTCTTATCGGTGATTTGATCCAAGATACCTTTATATTTGGTTCCTGCGAAAAGCTGAACCCAGAAGGACCCACTCCACTCGTAAAACAGCAAAAAGTCGAAAATAAGGCTGGTGGAGCGGGAAATGTGTACGAAAACCTTAAAAGTTTGTGTTTTGATGTAGATTTCTTTCATTCTAAAGAAACCTGTCAAAAAACGCGAATTATCGTCGATAATACGATTATCTGCCGATTGGATAACGAGGTCGTCGGAAACAACCAAGAAGTCATTTACAACCTCAATAGAGTAAATTTTACCGATTATTCAGCTGTTGTAATAAGCGACTATAACAAAGGAACGTTGGATAACTTTCAACTCATTTTACAGAAAATACGAAGATCGGGAGTGAAGATATTCGTAGATCCGAAACGCAAATTTGAATATTACGAAGATGTTTTTTGCATAAAGTGTAATGAGAAAGAGTTTAAAGATTTTTATGGCAATCCGACCGATCATAACATTCAGATTGCAGCAGAGCAGCATAATATAAAATTGTTTATTGTAACTCGTGGTAAAGAGGGCGTGACGTATTATTACAATAATCAAATTAAAAACCTTCCAGCAACTTCGGATAAAGTCGCCGATGTGACTGGCGCTGGTGATTGTTTTATGGCGGCTTTAGTATATGCAATCGAAAAAGGTCATACAATTGATGAGTCAATTGAAATCGCGAATCGTGGCGCAGGGGTTTGTGTTCAGCATTTAGGAACATATACACTTAAAGTAGAAGATTTAATTAAACGAAAAATTTTCACAAATGGTTGTTTCGATATTCTTCATCGCGGTCACTTTGACTTGCTAGAAAAATCGAAAGCCCTTGGCGACTATCTCATTGTTGGTCTTAATTCGGACGCCAGCGTTCGTCGTTTAAAAGGAATCAAACGTCCAATTAACAATCAAGAAGATCGAAAAAAATCTCTTGAATCGATTAAATTTGTAGATGAAGTTGTCATCTTCGATGAAGATACACCATATAACTTGATAAAGGAATTAAAACCTGATATCATTACAAAAGGTGGAGATTACAAAGCAGAAAATGTTGTGGGTAATGATTTGGCTATCGTTGTGATTATCCCATTCACGGAAGGATACTCAACGACTAAAATTTTAGGTGAATTATGACGAGATTGATTGGTACGGTGAAAAAAGGCTGGGGTTCTGAAGAAATATTTGTCAGTAATGATCTTTACTGTGGCAAATTTATGAACTTCAATACTGGCGCCAAGTTCAGTATGCATTTTCATAAAGAAAAGCACGAAACTTGGTATGTGCTGAGTGGTTTATTCGAGATACATTGGATAGACCCTAAAGACGCATCAAAGCACTTAAAGGTTTTCGGTAAGGGAGACGTTTGGACAAATGAACCGTTACAAATGCATCAACTTCATTGCATTACCGAAGGTACTATATTAGAAGTTTCAACTCCAGATTCTGTTGAAGATAATTATCGTGTTATGCCTGGAGATTCGCAAAAGTGATTTACATTGTTGACATTGACGATACGATTTGCGTAAGTCCATTAGGAAAAGATGGAAAACGAGATTACACACAAGCCGTTCCGCTTTATGAACGCATAGCGAAAATAAATGCATTATATGATGAAGGGCATGAGATACATTACTGGACTGCTCGTGGTATGGCTACGAACAGAAATTTTACTAAACTTACGAAACAACAATTGATTCAATGGGGTTGCAAGTTTCATTCCGTGAAAATGCGCAAACCAAAATATGATAAATGGATTGACGATAAAGCAATCAATGCGGAGGATTTATGAATATATTGACGGGACATAAAGGTTTTATCGGTTCGCGTTTGTTGCCGCTTCTTGGCGATAATGTGAAAACATATGGTATGGAAGATTGCTTTAATCTTTTATATGGGTTTGATAATTGGAAAGATGTAGAATGCGTATATCACATCGGTGGAATTTCAGACGCCAGCGAAAGAAACGTAAACAAATTATATCAGTACAATATTCGATTTAGCATTGAGTTGTTTGAAAAATGTATTGAACATGGTGTGCCTGTGAAATGGGTTTCTTCTGCCTCCGTTTTTGGAAACACATTTACTTCAATGACTGGGCGATGCATCAATCCACTAAATCAATATGCTTTTAGTAAAGCAGTAGTTGAGCAATGGGTTAGTGATAATCTACATCGCTTCAATTCGTTTGAAGGATATAGACTCTATAATGTCTACGGTGATGGTGAGAATCATAAAGGTGGTCAAGCAAGCCCAGTCACTCAATTTAGAAACCAAGCAATTAATGACGGTTTAATTCGTATCTTTGAACGTTCTGACCTTTGCTTGCGTGACTTTATATGTGTTGAAGATGTCATTGCTGTGATGACAGGCAAAGAAAGATTTAAAGGAATACGCGACCTTGGTACGTCAAGAACAATATCGTTCGAAAAGGTCGCGCTCTTGATTCAGAAAAAGTATGGTGGAGAAGTCATCAATATTCCTTTTCCAAATCATTTAGAAAACAAATATCAATTCAATACGAGAGCGGAACAAGATTTCGCTCATAACTTTAAAACATTAGAGGAATGGTTATCTCTCTAAATGTTCGTTTCGTGGTATCGCGTATGGATTGCGATACTTAATTGTTGTATCGTTACGATTAAAATATTCGTCATACGCATAACAACCTTGATGTGTGATATTGAATAGATCAAAACGCATCATATAATCTGGCGCACCATAAATTCCGTTCTTAAGCACATAGGCTAAAAGATTTTTAGCCATTGGTGGGTCAATTGCATATGCGTGTGCGCGGCAAATAAAACGATAATTGATACCATCGCTTCCCATTGGCGGTACATATGTGATTGGCCAATTCTTTTTAACCCATTCTTCACCGCCAAGATATACAATTGCATTCAGAGAATGCATGTGTTCGAACTTTTGCAGCATTATGGCGTCATGTTCTAGAATTACCACAGGCTTTCCAATTTTAGCGCATTCAAGCCAAACACTTAAATGTGTCAATGTACAGGCGACTTCTGCCTTCGTGATATAATGACTTGAAAGTTTTAGAATTTTGTAGATTGATTCATACTTTGCATGATCTGGAAATTGAATTTCTTTACCATTAATAGTTCCATCAAACGCATCCCAAATGATGTACTTTTGTCCCACTTTTTCGCAGGATTGTGCGCATCGTTCAGCATAACGCTCGGATTGCTCATTTCCTTTGATGCGCATAATGTATGCATGTTCAACGTCTAAGTCATATTTGTAGTATAAACTTTCCATTATTTTCTTATTCTCACAATTATATTAAAACCATCTGATTGAATCATATTTTCAAATCCTAAAAAATCTAATAAAGCCTTAAAAGATTTAACTGTGAATCCCGTTTTATGTTGCATACATGGATTCAATTTTGAAAGACTTTTATGTCCATAAAACACATCTAGAGCATGAATAGGACCAACTTCTGATTCGTACATCACATGAAACACATCACCCTCAGCTATATGTTTTGCTGGAGTAGAAATATCGGGAACGAGAATTCTTAACTCGCCGCCCCTTTTTAATACTCTGTACCATTCTTTCAAACAATCCGCAACATCATAAAAACCAATATGTTCCAGAGAGTGTGAACTGTAAACAGCGTCAACAGAGTCGTCAGGAATCATAGGCAATTTAGTTATATCGTGTAGAATATCTGGATTCGCTTTTTCATCCAAATCAATTCGAATCTCATGATAATCTCCAATAAAGTCATTATAAAGCGCTTGTGATATTCTTTGTTTACCTGAACCTAAATTCAAAACAATCTTTTTATCTTTCGGTAACTCCACAAAATCAAATTCTTGAAACTGATTCCATAATTTTTCCCATTCAATGTATGGATCTTTTTCCGATTCAAATCCCATATGCAAGGCTAAACTAGGAATTGGAGTATACAATAAATGCTCTAATTTTCTTTTAGGTAATTCATCATAATTCAAAAATAGTCGATTAATTGAGCGATCTTCGCATTGAGGTCCTCTAGTTCCTTCGCCCATTGCAACAAACAATTCCCAATTATCTACAAGGGTGCTATGCTCCATCATAAAACATGATGCGGTATGATATGCATTACGCCAATGTCTTTTCTTACCTAAGAATACTCGGTACATATAATTGTATAGAGTGTATCTAATTGGATCATCATATGGGAAAATGCAAATCTTCATCCCAGTTAGTTTTTTAAACTGCGCATGAGCATCAATCATTTCTTCGAGCGCAGTTTCATAATACAAATAATCGTCTTGAGCGAAATAAACTAAATCTTTACCTTGTTCTTTACCTAGTTCATAACACCTCATTATGCTTGGATGTAAACCTCTTTTTTCTGTGTGAATCAGTTCGCATGGGAAAGAGGCTTGCTTTATTTTCCTTTTGATGAAATTTATAAAAATTTCATCTGAATCATCATCAACAATAACCAAACGATATTGTAAATCTGGTAATACCTGCTTACACTTTTCAATAGTGTTGAAAAGAGATGAGGTGCAACGTTTAGATACTTCTATTTTAGAAGCACCACAATAACGTTTTTTGTGCACCAAATCAGGTGCATTATTCCTAGAGTGTGTTTGTAGAATAACTAAAATTTCTTGGCGCATTTTTCTTTTGGAATAGTTGTAAACGAACTACAGGATGATTCATATATGGTCTGCTTTCAACTATTCTGAAATTTTCAAACAAAGCAGATTCAATATTGAAGTTATCATCCTCCCAAATAACATAATTATTTTTATCAACTCCAGAAGGTACGAATCTATGTGGCTCGTTCAATAGAGCCAAATAACCATTTGGTACAATTACTTTAGTGAGATTGTCAATTTCTTTCTGAGGAAATTCTACATGTTGCAATACAAAAAAACAAAACGCGATATTAATACTTTCAGGTATGTCGTATGATTCTAAACATTTAAATTTTTCAGTATTGCCGACATATTCTTGAGCATATTTTCTCATACCAGGACTAGTATCAACACCAATCACTTCGCATTGATATTCATCAATTAAAGCCTTTGACATTCTACCCATACCACAACCAAAATCTAAGACTTTGCTTTTGCTTGATATGTAAGCAGAAGGACGAAACATATTAATAATTGATTGCGTTTCCTCTTGAAATTTATTTGGTTTGCTTGGATCGCTTGTTAAAGCGATATGTTTCGCATGCTCCAAATTAGCAGGATAAAACGCTTCTTTCAAGTAAGACATAAATTATTTCGAAAATGGTATTGCCATCGGCGAATCAATATTAAGTTTTGTAGGATTTGCTTTTTGAATATTATCAATCAAATCCTCAATTTCTTTAGTGTCATATCTGCCAGGCTTGTGAACTTGAATTAATAAACGCATTGAATATGCAACGTTGTTTAAATGATTTAAACTATAATTAAGTTCTTCTTCGCTTATTGTGCCTGCCATTATTCTTTTCTTATATGGTTCTGTATATTCAAATTGAACGTCGCAGATTTCAATGTCAATATCTTCCTCAAATGCAATCAAAGATTCACTTCTTCCAGCAGCAACTCCTTCATAAAGAGCTTTCTTATTGAAAAGATTGAACATCGTTTTTGTGATTAAACGTTTATGCGTCAAATCATCGAGTGCAATATCACAACGCCAGTGAGGAACGACAACTTCCCAAATACCACCGTTTGTTGTGACTCTATACATTTCTTTAATGTATTTGATTAAGTCTTGAGGTTTTTCGCCGAGATGTTCTAAAATATCTTTAGCGACTATATGATCAAATTCGTCATCTTCCCACTTCCATGGAGTAATATCCAAATCTACAACTTCGTCTGGATTGACGATTTTTGATTTGTCAACGTTAAGGAATCCTTCAAATTTAAATGTTCCGCAGCCAAGATTCAATCTCTTAGTTACGCGATCTTCATTAGTGTGTTCAACTTTTTGCAAATTGAACTTTTTTTCCAATGCACTGTATAAATCTTGAAATGTAGAATTCCAAGTTTTATGATCGGTTTGTCTGAAAATTCTAACGCACTTGTAATATGGACTTGTTGTACTTTCTGGCGCACCAACTGTCCAAGTATGATATGGAAGAATTGGAACAATAACCCAAGTTTCTTTACCCATAGAAGCAGCAAGGTGCGCAATACTTGTGCAAGAAGTAATCACAATATCTAGATTTTCAATTGCTGCCATTGTATCTTCCCAAGAAATGAGAAGATGTTGCAAATCAACAACATTTTCTGGGAGATTTACCAGATTATGATCTCTTTGCAAACTATAAATTTGTAGTTCTGAATACTTCGCTAAATTTGTTATAAACTTAGGTGGAAAACGTCTAAATTGTTGATGTTCAAATTTTGGATTTCCCGCCCAACGAATACCAACTTTAATTTTATCAGAGTTGATAATATTTTTCCAAACTGTTACAGATTCTGGTATTGCTTTCAAGAAAGGATCATTTTCAAAATTTTCAAACGTATTGCCAGATAACCAACCTGCACTAAATCCTGGAACCCAGTAATCATGTTGAACTGTGTGTGCTTGATTGCGCAGAATCACTTTATCTACAGAGTCCATTCTACTGAACATTGAAACGAGTTCAGGTGCAGCGGCAAGGTAAACTTTATCCGCTCCCATTTTCTTAAATGAATTGGCAAAACGTGCATGAATAATCTCATCACCATATCCACCCTCAAGAGAGATGATGACAGACTTACCTCTAATGTCGTCTTTTTCTGGATTGAAAATTGGAGCAGCTGTTTTTAATGGAGGCGATCCATAAACATTTAAGAAACGACCATGCTCAAGAAGTTTACAGCCTTCTAGATAATTTCCATCTTGTAAGATGAACCATCCACGATTGAAGCAGTGACGAAACCAAATATCTTGTGTGTTTTTTCCGTTTGGGTCGAGAATTTTATCTGGACCAATTGCTTCTAACTTATCAGATAAAGCGCGTGCTTCTTTATGCTTACCTTCGAGTTGAAGTTTCAACTCCATGTCAATTTCATGCATAGTTTATCTCCAAAATAACAATTAATTATAACTTATAAAATTCAAAACACCTAATAATTTTTAATATTTATCTCGATTGCAATATTGCAGAGTGTTGATTGGATAGCGAAACATTCGCAACAACTATCTCGCCTGTTACTGGTCTAGGAAGTTGTAGGAATGCCTCATTCCTACCTAGTCTACTTGCCACAAGAACGGCTGCTCCAACTTGTGGTGTGAGAGTATTTAATCCCCACATATGCAAAACGTTGTTTGAATTTGGTGTTGCTGCAAAATATCCATTACCTGCTTCTACAGTACGCCATTGCGTATTTGCATCTAGAACTTTTGGTGTTCTTGACCAATAACTAAATGTATTTGATTTTACGGTATAATCCAAAAATATAGGTGATGATCTACTGACGTTTGGAGCAGACCATCCAGCATCGCCAAGTTGACCAACAGTGTTTAATCCCCAAGTAAATAAGTCTTTATTATTTGAAATTGCTGATGCCGTTGAACCACTGATTGACACTGCCGTAAATCCATTCGCGCCAACTAAAACAGGGCTTGAACGATCTGTCACCAACCCAATACCGAGAGCACCAGCGCTGTTCAATCCAAAGGAGAACATACGACCTAGTGTATCAATTGCAAGAGAAGTTGATGCTCCTGCAGCAACAGCAGTCCAACTACTTGAACCGATTTGTGCTGGTGAGAATAATATATTTGTAGAACCTGCAGTAACTGTACCAACACCACACATGCCGAAACGATTATTACCCCAAGCATACATACCGCCAGTATTTGTAATGGCTAATGAATGTGTATGACCAGCACTCACAGCAATCCAACTTAATGTTCCTGGTGTTCCTGCAACTAATACAGGAGAAGATTTTGAAGCAACAGATTGATCGCCTATATGTGGATATCCACTTGTTCCGAATCCCCAACCAAACAAGGCACCATCAGAGCGAATTGCCATTGTAAAGTTATTTGAAACTGCTACTTGTGACCAAGAACTTGTACCAACTTTAATTGGCGAGCAACGAATTATTGCACCACCAAGAAGAATTGGTGAAGATTTACTCACTGCAGTACCATCACCTAAATTCGTCGAAGCACCCCAAGCATATATGATATTTGCAGAAGTTACTGCGACTGTACCATCAGCAGTAGCCTTTACAATGTTCCAACTAGTTGGATACGCACCAACTGAAAAGTCTGCAATCAAGTTAAGCGGTTTTTGTCTGCTTGCAGTTGCACCTTGACCCAATTGTCCCGAAGAATTCAATCCCCATGCCCAAATGGTGTTGCTACTGTCAAGTGCAACAGCATGTGTAGCGCCTGCACGAACTAAATTCCAACTTAAACCAATAGCGTCTGTTCTGCCAGAAGTGATTAGTGTTGGTGAAATTATATAAAACGCTGTTGCAATTTGAGTTGGTGATGAACGGCTGATTGAATCTTCCATACCTAAAGTGCCATTTAAGCCCAAACCCCAGGTATAAAGAAGCCCATTTGCTGTGACTCCAGCAGAATTAAAGCCACCCAATGAAAGATGTGAAATTTTATCACCATTACCACCCATAACTATAACAGGCGAAGATCTTGATGTTGCCAAACCATCACCAACTAGATTAAAGTTAAAACCTCCCCAAGAATATAATTCGCCGCTGGCGATTCCCATCATTCCTCGTTGATTGATGCCTGCTGCTGCACCCCAGAATGCAACCTTTTCCCAATCTGTGCGAGTGCCGATTTGAACAGGTGAAGATTGATCAGTTTTGTAGTATTCATGAGCAACACGATCTGTAATAGATTGTACTGATGTGCCGCCAGTTATGAAACCCCAAACAAAGAGTCTACCATCTTGAGTAATTCCTGCTGCAGTCATCGGAGAATCTGCAATACTTTCTGCACTTGCGCGAACGAACTTCCAACTTGAATTACCAATTTGTACTGGTGAAGATTTATTTACTGTCGTACCATCACCAAGGCAACCATTTCGATCATTTCTTCCCCAAGCAAATAGTGCACCATCAGAGCGAATTGCATACGCAGCGTAACCGCCAGCATAAACAAATTTCCAACTGTCTGAGCCAATTTTTACAGGAGAAGATTTTGGAACGGTTGTGCCGTCTCCCAGTTTACCAAAGTCATTATCGCCCCAGGCAAATAATGCACCATTAGCGTGAATGCCTAACGTATAACTTGCAATGCTAACCATTGCCCAACTTTCGCTGCCAACTTTACCTGGTGTTGAAGTGTTTGTTGCAGCACCATTACCCAATTCACCATTTGTGCCGCGACCCCAAGTCCAGAGACCGCCATTCTTATCAATTGCCGCAGCAGTTAAAGCACCAGCAGCAACGCTTGAATAGCCAATTCCACCAGCATTACCAACACTTACTGGTGAACTTCTATTTGTTGTGGCGCCAATACCTAGCACACCAGATGTACCTCTTCCCCAAGAGAATAGCTCGCCATTGTTAATTCTTCGAATACCAAACGCTGCGCCGCCTTGCTCGCGCATAGAACCAGCAACCCAATCATATGATCCCAATGTGGTGGTTGTATATTCTGGTCCTGTTCTGGTTGTGAGTGTTGTTAAACCATCACCAAACAATCCAGATGCGCCATTATTACCCCATATCCAATATGAGCCATCGGCGCGAACAAACCCGATAGCAGGAGCTTGGCTAGTGAAATCGCGGGCGCCAGCAGAGAAACAATCAATAACAGGAGCACCGAAATTTGAAGCAGTTACGGGAGTGTTTCTTTGTGCAGCACTTTGTACTGTTCCTCTTCCTGTCGCTTGCCCTAACTGACCGCTTGATCCTTGACCCCAAATATACACAGTTCCATTTGTAGAATCTAGTGCAGCACAGTGACTCATTCCAGCAAAAACTTTGTTTGGTCGAACAAAAGTTGTTAACGCACCAGCAACAGCAACAGGAGAACTTCTATTTGCTGCAGTTGCACTAAAACCTAGTTGTCCGCCTGTTCCCAGTCCCCATGCAAATGCAACATTCGCGCTTGTTGTTCCGACAGAAAAATCTACTCCAGCTGCCACAGATGTCCAACTTGAAGCGCCAATTTTAACGGGAGAGGATTTACTGACTGATGTACCATCACCAATTTGACCCGAAGTGCCTAAACCCCACACATAAAGTGCTCCATTAGATAGAACACCAACACTGTGATTAAGACCAGCTTCAACAGTTAACCACGATTGAGCGCCGATTTTGACTGGAGAAGATTTTGATACAGTTGTACCATCACCTAATATGCCACTTACGCCAGAACCCCAAGCATAAAGTGCACCATTTGCAAGAATTCCAACACAATGGCTTCCATTAATACTGACTAATGACCAAGATTCACTACCGATTTTAACAGGTGAAGATTTACCTACAGTCGTACCATCACCCAATTGTCCTAGTGAATTTGGTCCCCACATGAAAAGAGCACCATTTGAGTGAATTGCAGCACTTGGCGCAAACCCACCACAAGCGATAAATTGCCAACTTTCTGAACCGATTTGAACAGGTGAGGATTTATTAATTGTTGTGCCGTCACCAATAACGCCATTATTGTTTATACCCCATCCAAACAATATTCCTGTTGAGTTGGTAGCGAGCATTGTGCCACCTGATGCAGCAATACCAACTTTTCCAACAGAAACTTTAGACCAAGATGTTGTTTTCTTTAACGCAAATGACTCACCAGACTGAATACCAACTTGACCAATTGAATTGTTACCCCAACCAAAAAGACTTCCTGTGGAGTTTACTGCAAATACATGTGAATCAGAACATGTGATTTTTGTCCAACTGCCAGCAACTTGAACTGGCGAAGAACGATTGACTAATAGGTCATCTTGGTTTCCCAACATTCCATTGGTACCAGAACCCCAAGAGTATAATGTTCCATTGTTGCGAATTGCATACGAGTTTAATGAACCGCCTGCAACTTCTGTCCAAGATTCAGCACCAATTTTAACTGGTGAAGATTTTGGAACAGTCGTACCGTCACCAAGTTGACCTCCTGCATTCACGCCCCAAACATACAATGCGCCGTTTGCGAGAACACCGATTGTATGACTGCCTGCAACAGCAACTCTTGTCCAAGATTCTGAACCTATTTTAACAGGTGATGATTTATTTACTGTTGTGCCATCACCAAGTTGACCATTTGCATTGATGCCCCAAGTGTATAAGGCACCATTTGATGAAATGGCAGCATAATGAGATCCTGAGACGCCGTCAGCAACATAATTCCAATTTGAAATTGATGTACTTACCGCAGTTGGAGATATGCGCGCAGTTGTTGTTCCATCGCCAATAACAGAAGTACCCCAAGCAAAAAGATTAGCACCACTTGTTGAATCTTTTTCTGCGATGATGCCACTTCTATTTCCACCTAAAGTGAACGAATCCCATCCACCGCTATTACGGAAACCAATAACACTACCATCACCAATTTGTCCTGCCCAGTTATTACCCCAAACAAAAATTTCACCGTTTGTTGTAACAGCTGCAGTGTGATTATTACCAACAGACAAAAATGACCAACTACGATTGCCGATTTGTATTGGTGATGATCGATTAACTGGTGTTGCTGTAGCATCATCATTACCCAATTGACCAGAGGAATTTAATCCCCACATATATAAAGCACCATTCGAATGAATAGCGCCAGAATGAGACCATCCTGCAGAAATTTGACTCCAACTTTCAGAACTTAAAAGTGTTGGTGATGATTTATTAAGAGTCGTACCATCGCCAAGTTGTCCAGTTGAATTTAATCCCCAAACATACAATGCGCCGTTTGGCGCAAGTGCCATTGCATGGCTCAATCCTTGACTGACTTTTGACCAACTAGTAAGAATAAGATCGCCAGTTGCATTTGCACCACCCCAAGCAAATAATGTTCCTGATGCATTAATTGCTAATGCACCATCGACGCCTGCACTGATAGCAGTCCAAGAAGAAGTTCCTGAATTTGCTGGCACATCGAGTAGTGCGACCGCTGTTCGATTGCTGGTTGTAATTGAAACTGGTGATGATTTTGACATACGAATATTTATATGTTAAGTTATAGTGTTATCGCCCATTGCGCCTGTATTGTTGTAACCTGCGCTTACTATTGTTCCGCTCTTTGTCACATAAATTGCTGTACCGAATGCGCCAGTATCGCTTGCGGCACCTTTCCACCAACTTGTGCCGATACCGACCTGAATAGGAGATGAACGCGATATTGTTGTTCCTTGCGCTAACTGTCCGTATTGATTATCACCCCAAGTAAACAATGCACCAGAACTATTCACACCAATTGCAGTATTAACTCCTGCGGTGATTGATGACCACGATTCAGCACCAATCACAACAGGCGATGATTTATTTACTGTCGTTCCATCACCTAATTGACCTCTTGCATTCAATCCCCACGCAGCTAATTTATTATTAGCAAGGATACCCATAGCATGACTACCACCTGCAGAAATTTGAGTCCAAGATTCATTACCGATTTTCACTAATGACGATTTATTAACTGTTGTACCGTCACCAAGTTGACCAAGTGCGCTGCCACCCCAAGCATAGAGTGCGCCATTTGCCGCTCTTGCATAAGCAGTAACTTCAGCAGAAGTTATTTGTGCCCAACTTATACCTGATGTAATGGAAGTGAATACAGGAGAAGATCTGCTCGTTGTTGTTCCATCACCAAGTTGACCAACACTATTTAATCCCCAAGAATATATTTGCCCATTTGCCAATAAGCCAACTGCGTAACTTAATCCAGCTGAAATTTTTGACCAGCTGTTAGTACCAATTTGAATTGGAGATACTCTAAAATTAAACAATCCAACTTGAACTGGAGATGAAACGTTTGTCGTTGTAGAATATGCGGCACGAGCACCGTTTGCTCCTACACCCCAAGCATAAAGATTTCCAGAAACTCCTTTAAGAGATCCTGCCATTCCCCATCCAGTAGCAGCAATTGTCAACCAAGAACTTGTCCCAATTCTAACTGGTGAGGATTTATTAATCGTTGTACCATCACCAAATGAACCTCTTTCATTCAATCCCCACGCAAACAATGCATCGTCTTGCGCAATTGCCGCTGATGTCCAACTACCCCAAGCGCCAGCAGATGCATATTTCCAAGAAGATGCTCCAATTTGTACTGGAGATGATTTAGCGGTAGTTGTTCCATCGCCGATATTTCCAAACACATTATTTCCCCAAGCCCATAATTCGCCACTATTTTTAATTGCTAAAGTATGACCGTTATTAGTGCCTGTGCCGCCCGTACTAACAAAAGACCAACTTGATAATCCTATTGTTGTTTCTGGGGTGTTCCAAGGTTCTGTACCATCAGTACCAACAAAATGTGGGTAATATCTGAATGCTGGAGTTGCTGTCGTTCCAAGGTTAAATTGAAGTGTTCTTCTTGGTGAATTATAATTAGTCGTATTTGCAAGCCCCAACTGACCAAGACTATTGTTACCCCACGCCATTAAATGTGAATTGGAATTAATTGCTAAAACGACATTTACTAGACCAACTAAATATGGCGAATTTGATGGCAAATAATCTTTGTATCCTTGTAACAATACTGGTGAACTTCGTGCAGTATCTGTTGTAGTTCTGTAATCAGCACCCCATGTATAAAGATTTGCAGAATCGCTAACTAATCGACCAATAGTAGTACGGAAACGTCCACCAACAAAAGACCAACTTGATGCGCCAATTTGAATCATTGATGATTGATTTACTGTTGTTCCGTTACCTAACTCACCAAATGCATTATAACCCCAAGTAAACAATGCACCATTCGAATGAATTGCCGCGAAGTGACCTGATGCACCTCCCGCGATCATCAACCAACTTTCAGTACCAATTTTTACTGGTGACGATCTATTTGCTGTTGAACCATCTCCAAGCTCTAGAGCTGCACCCCAAGTATATAATGCACCGTTAGCGTGAATCGCTGCTATTGCATTTGCGGTAAGAGCAACTTGCGTCCAACTTTCTGAGCCAATTTGAACTGGGGATGATTTAGCAATTGTTGTACCATCACCAAGTTGTCCAGTTGCGTTACCGCCCCAAGTAAATAGTGTATTTCCAACTTTAAGTCCAGCTTGATTGAATGCACCAGATTCGACTGTAAGCCAACTTCCCAAAACTTGTGATGGGGCAGAAATAGCTCCAGCAGCTCCTCTTGCACCAAGACCACTAGTGCCAATTCCCCATGTCCACAATCGCCCATCAGTCAATACCAGTGCAGCGGCAGGACCTGTAGAATTTATTGCGCCAGTAATTTTACTACATTGAGTTCCACTAAAAGCTGGAAGGGCAAGAGGAGTATTATTAAATGAAACGGTTGAACCATCACCAAGACCACCAAGTAATCGATTACCCCAAACATATAAGGTTTGATTTGTATCAATTGCATATGAAGCAGTTCCGCTTATAGCAATTTGTGTCCAAGAACGCGGATCATATGAGACAGATCCTGCGTTTCCAGTTCCGAGTTCTCCAGCAAATTGCGCCCCCCAACTATACAGATGTCCTAGGCTTGAAATAGCCATCATTTGTGGACCACCTGCTGAAATAAATGACCAACTTGAGGCTTGATTTGTGCCGATTTGTACAGGAGAAGATTTAGTGCCAGCAACATTATCTCCCATTTGATTTCCGCTTCCCCACGAAAACAATTGACCAGTAGCATTAATCGCGAGAGTGTGCGTAGGTCCTACAGAAATTTTTGCCCAACTTTGAGAACCAATTTTGATTGGTGAAGATTTATTTACTGATGTATTGTCGCCAACTTGTCCAGTTGCGTTACCACCCCACATATAGAGGGCACCATTTGATGTTATAACTCCACAGGTTTGCGAACCAACACTAAAATCTAAAATTGTTGGTGGTGAAACCGCATTGAAAATATAATTAAGTTTGTATGGAAAATTATGATTAACAGTGTTACCAACACCGAGTTGTCCAACATTATTTTCACCCCAACCCCAGAAAGAACCATCAGAAGTTGTTGCAAAAAATGTATTGCTACTAGCAAAAATTTTGGTCCAAGATACGGTATCAGAAAAATCTTTAACCGTTTGACCATCACCAATTTCACCGCCTCTATTATCACCCCAAGCAAATAATGCTCCGTCAGACCTGATTGCATATGATGTATAACCAGCAGCGCCAATTGCAATCCAACTTGAAGTGCCTATAGAAACTGGTGATGAACGATTGAATGCTGTTCCGTCACCTACGCTACTATAAGTGCTATTCTGACCCCAACCAAATAAACGTCCATCAGATCTCAACGCAAGAACATGTTCGGTGCCAACTGCGATTTCATACCAATAATTTCCTGGTGTTCCGATATTGCCTGCTGTCCAAATTCTACCTGTATTGTCTAATGCAAGTAAATAGCCATCGCGAACAGTAAATAAACCTGGATTAACGAGCGTAGTGTTAACACCCTGACAAGCAGTAACTGAAACATAAGATATTCCAGATTGACCTATCTGTACTGGGGTTGTTGATGTATTAGTTTGACCATCACCAAGAGCGTTGAAAAATCCCCAACTCCATAAAGTATAATCGGAAGTAATAGCAGCTGTTATTCCAAGACTGGCGGTTAACCCTATCCAACTTGAACTGCCGATTTTAACAGGCGAAGATTTATTAACAAACGTTCCGTCACCAAACTGACCGCTGGTATTATTGCCCCAAGCATACAAAGCGCCATTTGATGCAATAGCAAGAGTGGTCTTACCATCTTTAGCAGCAACAACGTTACGCCAGCTCAAAGTACCAATTTGTATAGGTGATGATTTATTGAGAGTTGTGCCGTCACCAAGTTGACCTAGATTATTTTGACCCCAGGCATATAGTCTACTATTTGATAAAATACCAACAGTATATGAATCGCCAGTTGAAATTTGCGACCAAGATTCAAACCCAATTTTTGTTGGAATCTCATCGTTAAGTGTAGTACCATCACCAAGTTGTCCAGTTGCGTTTAAGCCCCAGGTAAATAATCCTGCGGGAGCTAAACCACCTGCTGCTCGTTGTACGCTTAATAACCAAGTATTTAATATCATGACTCTGATGCATTATAAGTTGGCCAAACAATATTGTATGGATCTGATTGTGTTGTTATATCTGCAAGAGATTGCATATATTGATCCAAATCAGTTATATTGTCTGTCGTTGTTAAAGAAAGGCGAACTTGACGCTCATAGCGAACATATCGCCACTCAAAATCTTTCATACGTTTGTCGCGTTCGATACGAACTTCTATCCAACGAGTTTCAATATCTTTTAATCTTTGTTGTTCTAATTCTTCTTCTGTTAAAAATGAAGAATGTTCAGGATATACTGGAATGTCAACAACAAGATCAACAGTGTATGCGGTGTCTGTTTCAACATCATACCAAGAACGCACACCTTCTAATCTTTGTGTTGTTGGATCGTAAGAAGGTGTTGTCTTCACTACTTTATACCAACCGAATGTTTTTAAAGTATCATCATCACCTTCAAGCGCAAAAAAATTGCTCACATTTTTCCAATTTGTTGGAAGATGTGAATAAACACCAACAACTTCATTATTTTCTACGAGTGCATAATTAGACATTATAGATTTTGTCCTGAAGTGAGAGCGTACCAATTTGTTCCGCCGTCATGAGTAAAGAAGAAAAATAAATCTTTCTTGCCGTTTACTGATGTTAATGTTGGAGCAGTGCCGCTTGGCCAATAAAAATTGACTGGCCAACTGACTGTTCTTGCAGTTCCATCTGCAGTAAATAGTACTGCAAATGAAGAAACTTGATTTGTTGCTTCTGTGTTGTTTATTGTCAACGTATTAATGTTTGCATTTAATGTTACATAGAAAAAATTAGCAAGGCGCAAATCTAATGTTAATACGTTTGTTGCAATTGAAGGATTTGATGCGTAATGCACGTATGAATTTGCTGCATATATGTTTGCGCTTAATTCGCCAATTGATGGTTGAAATTGTAATTTTGTCGTTGAAACATTCGGTGTTAACGCACCAGTTGTTGAAGTCGATATAACTGGATAATAAATTGTAGCAGAAGAATTTTCGACAACTACATCACTACCTTGCGAACCCTGTACGCCTTGAGCTCCTTGTACACCTTGATGACCTTGTGCACCCTGAGCGCCTTGAGCGCCAGGAGGTACTGCTGGTAATATTGACGATAATGTTGTTGGCATTTTTTAAACCTAATTAATTTTAAATATTTATTTTACCATTACCAACGAATTGAACCGCTAAATGAAAATGTGTAATATTTTGTTCCATCTGGCGCTAGTTGCGCTCCTGATGATCCAGGAAACAAAGTTGCGTCATCATAAGCATTAGGGTAAGACACAACTACAATTCCTCCACCACCACTCGATCCACCACCCTGAACGCCGCGACCACCGCCACCGCCAGCTCTTGATCCAGCCTGTGAGCCACTGACGCCACCATTACCACCACCGCCTGATCCTGTACCACCAGCAGATGATCCACCTCCTCCGCCACCACCTGCATAAACTAAAGGACCAAGTAAACTATTTGAATATCCAGATCCGCCATTACCACCTTTTGGTGTGCTACCTGCTTGTCCAGAAGCACCCCAACCTCCTCCTCCCCCACCGCCAAAATAAGCATCAGCTGATGAAGAACCGCCAGGATTACCTTGTGGTGGAGAGAAAGATGGTGTGTTACCCGCGCCACCTGATGCAGGCACAGCAGGAGGAAGACCTGTATATACACCTGTGTTAGGCGCTGGTGTTGTACCCATTCCTCCCCCACCACCAGAGCCACCACTTTTACCAGCAGCATTAGTCGGATTTCCAGGAAGCCAACCTGCGAGTCCGCCGCCACCACCACCTGCTGCTGGGTAATTTGTTCCTGGAAATGTAGAGTTTAGCCATTTTCTGAAATCTGTGTTTGGAAACGAAGATGCGGCGGCGAAATTTGAAGCACTACCATTAGTATTAGTTCCTCCTCCTCCGCCAACAGAAATAGGATACACAACACCTTGCGCAATGCCAATATTATTGATATCTCTCACACCACCACCACCGCCGCCGCCGACATCACCACCACCGCCGCCACCAATAACAATAATATCAACAGTGGGTGGAGCATTATTACCAGATGGTCTATATGCTCCACCTAAAAGCATGGCAGGAATTAACGACATTTTAGTATACCGTTCCTGACAACACGCAACTATTTGCGCCAGTAAATAGTGCAGTCATTAAACCTCTTGCAGCAATATTTGCTGCTGTTGCTGCTGCAGCTGTTCCTGCAATATAAGTCGTTTGAATGCTTAATGTGACGGATATGTTTGACGAGTGTTCATTAAATACGGTCACAGTATCACCATTTGCGAATACATTATTTGGAACAGTAATGCTACCGCCACTACCAACTCTTACATAAGACGCTATGTCGTCTGTTGTTAGAGAATAATTTGATGTTTTAATTGCACCAGATTGCGGTAAAGATGAATTTCCTTTATCGCCTTTTGCTCCCGTAGGACCTGCTGGACCCGTTGTAGAAGTAACTTCCCACGTTGCGCCGTCATAAATTAATTCAGTGATAGTTCCACGAATGTCAATCACCAAGTCATCACTGATACCTTCAATTGTTTGTCCATTTCTACCGACAGTTAAATTTGTTAGTGCTAAATTTGCAGCGTCAGCAATTTTAACATAAGCGCCTGTTGTTGGGGTTGATGGTAGTGTAATCGTAAATGTGCCACCAGAAGTATCTACAAGAAGTGCATCACCAGATGTTGCAGTGTAGTTTGATGTTTTGAGTGACCATGTAGCGCTTCCGCCACCACCAGAGGCACCTTGAACGCCTTGGAAGCCTTGCTCACCTTGTACACCTTGCGCACCTTGAGTTCCCGTACCAGTAGCACCTTGTGCACCAATGTCACCCTTATCACCTTTATCGCCTTGTGCCCCAACTGCACCTTGAATACCTTGAGCGCCTTGAGCGCCAGTATCACCCGTTTGACCTTTTTCGCCCTGTACACCTTGAGCGCCCTGTACACCCTGTGAACCTTGAGGACCCGCTGAACCTGCAGTACCTTGAACGCCTTGGAATCCTTGCTCACCCTTTGTACCAGGTGCGCCCTGAACACCTTGGAAACCAAATTCACCATTTTCACCAGCTAAACCTTGAGCGCCTTGTACACCTTGTTCGCCTTGTGGACCTTGTGCACCAACTTCTCCCTTAGAGCCTGTTGCACCTTGTATGCCCTGAGCGCCAGTATCGCCTTTTTGACCCTTCTCACCTTGTGTGCCGACAGCTCCCTGAACGCCTTGTGCGCCTTGAGGACCTGCTGCACCTTGTGCACCAATCGCACCTTGAGCACCCGCTTCACCCTGATGACCTTGTGCACCTTGAGGACCCGCATCGCCTTGTGCGCCGACGGCACCTTGAGCGCCAGCAGCACCTTGTACGCCTTGGAAACCAATTTCACCTTTCTGACCTTTCTCGCCTTGAGCGCCAGCACCCGTGGCACCTTGTACGCCTTGCGCACCTGTTGCACCTTTATCGCCAGCATCACCAGTGCGAACAAACGTAATGATAACATTTGTTGTATTTGGGAATGATGTTACGCCTGAGATGTGTGTTGTTGGGACACTGAAATATCCACCGCTATGATTATGCAATCCAGTTATATTAAAGAATGCAAATTGTAAAATATTCGCAGTATTTGCTAGTTTGTATGTGCCTTTAATTGATGATGTTGAATCGTCAATAGTCTGTAGATAGTTAAAGACATTTATTGCATTTACATCATTCTCATTGATGAAAAGAGTTGTAGCACTTGTAAATGTTGCATTGTCAAATTTAAGATTACCAACACCAGGATTAGTGTTTGCTGTGTTTGTTAAGTAAATATAATCAAAAGTTGCACCACCAAATTCACCAGTATCTCCTTTCGTACCTTGTGAACCTTGAACGCCTTGTGCACCTTGTGCGCCAGTTGCGCCTTGCGCTCCAGTGTCTCCTTTATCTCCAGCAGCGCCTTGAACGCCTTGTGCTCCCGCGTCACCTTTTGAACCAGTCGCGCCTTGTACGCCCTGAGAACCTTGGTGACCTTGCTCACCTTGTGCACCTACAGAACCTTTCTCACCTGTTGCGCCTTGCGCTCCAGTTCCTGTGGCACCTTGTACGCCTTGAAAACCTTGTTCACCTTGTGCTCCTGCGTCACCTTTTGAACCAACAGAACCTTGAGCACCAATATCGCCCTTTTCGCCCCTTTCACCTTGAACGCCTTGCGCACCTTGTGCACCTTGTGCACCAATTGCACCCTGAGCGCCAGTATCTCCTTTATCGCCTTTGTCGCCAGTTGCACCTTGTGCACCAATTGATCCTTGAACGCCTTGTGAACCTGTTGCGCCTTGTGCGCCAGCAATACCCTGTGCACCTTGCGTACCCTGTACACCTTGGAAACCTTGTGCACCTTGTGCGCCAACATCACCTTTCTCGCCCTTTTCGCCCTTTTCACCTTGAACGCCTTGCGCACCTTGTGCACCTACAACACCCTGCGATCCAGTATCGCCCTTTTCGCCCTTTTCACCTTGAACGCCTTGTGCGCCAGTTGAACCTTGTGCACCTTGAGCGCCAACAGAACCTTGTGCACCTTGTACACCTTGCGCACCTTGGAATCCTTGAAAGCCTTGTGCGCCAACTTCGCCTTTCTGACCTTTTTCACCTTGAGTGCCAGTTGCACCTTGCGCGCCTTGAGCGCCAACAGAACCTTGTGCACCTTGTGCGCCCTGCACGCCTTGACTACCTTGAGCGCCAACAGCGCCTTGTTCGCCAGGAGCACCTTTATCACCAGCAATACCTTGTGAGCCTTGAACGCCTTGTTCACCTTGAGCGCCTATTTCACCCTGAACACCCTGTGCGCCTTGAACACCATTTGCTTGCCATGCACCAGATGACGCATTATACGTCCATGTGCGACCATTAAACGTATACGTCTGATTGTTTGACGGCGATTCTGGAAAATTAATTGGCATTATTCAACTCTATAGTGTTGTTAACTTATTTATTTGAATTTACGAAGCAGGTGGCTCAGGTATTTCGACCCAATTTAATTCATCTTCTTTCCAAAAATACAATTTACCGTCATCTGGTTTTGCGATTGGTGCTACCCAATTTGCAGTTTCGTTATCTAATGTCCATGACGGAAATAGTTTTGGTGGAATAAAAGCGTCAAGTTCAGCATTATAGGTGTAACCTACACCAGCGTAACGTTTTCTAAAATTACCATTATAACTTGTTTGTTTCCACACACCACCAAATAATTTTTCGCAAAATGCTGCACCAATGTGTTCTTTTTCAACACCAAATGCGTCTGCTGTGTCTTCGTTAGAAACAACGATAACTTGCATTACTACATTGTTTTCGTCTAGTTGCGCAAAATGAGCCATCTTAATCTCCTAAAATTAACTCCGTTAAATCTAAGTTAATACCAAGTTTTCCTTTTATAAAAGTATTAAATGATAAACTAATTCTTGTCTCTTCGCTCTCTACTGTCTTTACCATATGAGTTAACGAAGAAGGAAATAAAATCAACTTACCAGTTCCCACTTCAAACCACCAAGAAGGAGAATTTGATACATTCCATTCTTTTGGTTCAATTTGAAATTGTTCATATACGTTTTTATAAAAATGAATTTTATCTTTTGTAATATCAGCATTTACATAAAACACACCAGAAATAAAACTATTTGGATGAGCATGTTTATGATGATATTGTCCTTTTTCAGTATAATTTATCCAAGATTGAGTAACATAAACATTCAAATCAGTTTTTGGAGAATATAATTTATTAACATACTCTGTTACTGAATCTTCGATAAACTTTTTTAAATCATTTAATTTTTTCTTTTTTAAAATATAATTGTCAACACTCGTCGTATTACCCTCATTTTTTTTCTTATCTTGGTTTAAAATAAAAGTTTTTTCAGTTTGAGTTAACTCTCGTTTAAGTTCCACAATTCCAACAGTTGTTGGAAAAATATTATATGTGTTCACAATAAAAGCTCCGTATTAATTATTGCCTTCAATTTCTCGTAATTGTTCTTCTGTCCAAATAGTATCTATAGAATCTTCAAAAGCCTTAATTTTTTCCATAATATTTGAAACTTCTTCCCAAGTTGGGCATGGTCTTTCATCCTCCCATCTTGTAAACATATTATTTGTTATCTCCCACTTTGCTCCTGGACGAAGCAATTCCATTGCAGTATCAATTCCATACATACGATAAATTTTAGTTTCCATAATACACTCACTCCATTAATTTAGTTTGATAATTACAACACCAGAGCCGCCATTGCCGCCATTACCATCCAGTGAACCACCACCACCACCACCGCCAAGATTGGCAGTTCCATTTGTGTTTACTGCACCGCCGCC